ATTTCCGTCACGTTGGGAAACATTTGGCCTAGTTATGATAGAAGCCATGGCCTGTGCTACTCCTGTGGCAGCATATCCTGTGAGTGGTCCATTAGATGTAATAGATGAGGGTATCACAGGATATATGGATAAAGACTTGAACGAGGCTATTACCCGTGCTTTGGCCTTGGATAGACCTAGTGTATATAAAGGTAGCCTACGTTGGACTTGGGAAGAAGCCTGGAACATATTCAAGAACAATCTAGTTGATGCTAGAGATTAAAAGTAAAAATTAGAAATGGTGTAGATTGGTGTGGTAACCAAACCTTCCATCTTCAAATCTACATCATATCCCCATAAAAATTCTATATGTTTAATAACCTTGTCTTTATTTGGGTTAAGTTCTTTTTTGTTCATACTTGTGTAAATTAATTCTAATTTTCTACTGCCCTTAAGATTAGCATCAACGATTTGAATATTAGGCTGTAGATTAGCCAAACTGTAATGTCTACTGAGACTTTCCTTAATTTTAGCAAATCCTCTAGGATCTTGTATGTGATTGATTCTAAAATGATCAGCGTCATTTTTATCCTGTATTTCAAACAAGCCCCACTTTCTAACCAAGGCTGGACTTAAGAATTGTATAACAAAACTTTCATCTCTATAATTTTCCACAGCATCCAAACATACTTCTAACCAGTCTAGGTCAACTAGATGAGGAAATATATCTCTATCTTCTGCTGTGGGCTCTGTACATATGCGACGTATTTCATTAAACATAGCAAAGCCTAAAGCATAAGGATTAAAACCATTATAATATTTGTGATTATAATTGAGTTGATTAAGCACACTGCTGTGGCTATGTATAAATTCTAAATAGCTACCGTCACTGATTTGTCCCTTTTCCCACAGTCTATTCATTACATAATAATGAACAAAACTAGCCCAACCTTCATTCATCAATTTAGTTTGTCTTTGAGGATAGAAGTATTGACTGATCTTTCTCACTATGCGGCATAATTCTCTCTGCCAAGCTTCTAATTTAGGACTGTGTTTTTCTAAAAAGTATAAAATATTTTCTTCAGGCTCAAGAGGAAAACGATTATTTTCTTGATCTTTGGCCTTGGCATCTTTTTTAGGCAGTGTAGACCATAACACATTGGCCTGTGCCTGTACATAGGCTATGCGTTCTTTTTGTTGTTCTAATTCTTTTTGTTTGTTTATTTTGGCAGGACGCTTGTACTTATTTACCCCATAGTTCATTATACTATGACAAGCATCTAATGTGCGTTCTACAAGATCTACACCGTATTTTTCTTCACATTGATTAATATATTTTTTGGCAAAGGCCAAATAGTCCAATATACCTTCGGCATCAGTCCACTGTTTAAACAAATAATTATTTTTAAAAAAATGATTATGTCCATAGGCAGCGTGAGCAATGACCAAGGCCTGCATGGTCATTGAGTTTTCTTCCATTAAGTAACTGATACAAGGGTTGCTATTAATCACAATCTCATAGGCCAAGCCACTGAACCCTTTACGATAGCTATGATTTTGTTGTATAAAATGTTTGCCAAAACTCCAATGGTTGTACATCAGAGGTAGTCCATTACTACTATAGGCATCTAACATCTGATCACTGCCTATGATCTCTATCTGATTAGGATATGTGTTTAATCTTAATTCATCAACAGCTATTTGTCTTATAGCATCTTCGGCATCACGCAGTCGTTGAAAAGACCAATCATTGGTATCATATATAAGTTTACTCATAGTGTAATTTTTCCCTACCAAAAAGCTCTTTAAACACTTTCCATACCAATTTAGCTTCACTGGCCTTTTGTAGTTTTAAATTTTTATGAGTTGATGTTAAAGGTTGGTATACTTTCCATAGGTCTGTCATAGGATAACCAAATTGTTGTTTAATTTGGCTAATTATCTCTAGATAGGCCATATATTGAACTTTAGGTAATAGGGCCAGCACCTGCTCTGTGGCAGGACCTTTATCCCGTTCAAAGTTATCTCCGTCACTACATTGTGCTACATAGATATTATAATCATTTACATTATAACGATTTTTGATAATCTTATTGGCCAACTTTAATGCTTCACTGACCAAGGTTCCTCCGCTTTCCTTACTATTAAAAAATTCGTGTTCGTCTACTTCTTTGGCAGTTTCGTGATGACGTATAAACACTATATCTACTTTGGTGTATTTTCTAAACAAGAACATATGTAATAAAAGAAAAAACCTTTTGGCCAAATCTTTTTCAAACTCGCCCATACTGCCACTAACATCCAATATACAGAACATAACAGCTTTGGTCATAGGTTCTGGTTTGGGAATAAAGTGTCTATATCTTACATCAAAAGGATCCAGCCAAGGTACGCTCATCTGTCTTGAGCGTAGATGTTTGATACGTTCTTCTAATTCTAATCTAATAGCAGGGTCTTGTTCTTCCTCTAGTTGTTGTTCAAGTTGTTCTATTTCTTCATTTTTCGGACGTTGTAGGCCTATTCTACGTCCTAGACTATTCTTAAGACTACGCATAATGTCCAGTTGATTTGGATTGCCTTGATTACTATAACCTGATCGTTTAGGTTTGATCTTGGTCACATCTTTCATTTGTTTTTTAATTAGGTCAGGTAGTTCTAAATCCTCAAATATAAAATCTAAATATTCATCCCTACTTAATAAGAACTCAAAGTCATCCTCACTGGTTCCTAATCCACCTTTGTTGCCACCTTCACCTTCACCACCTTTTGGTTTAGGTTCAGTATCACCTACTACATATTTGTCGTTACCTGGTAGCACATATTCTTTATCACCAGTTTTGGGATTTATACTGAATTCAGGTTCGTCAATACCCTTAACCCGCACACGAACCTTTTCATTTTCTATGTCACTGATGTTACCAGTTTTAATAGCCTCTTTTACAGACTTCCGTATTTGTTCTCTACTACGATTGATAAACTTTTGTCTGTTTTTTATAGTCTTGTCTCTAGGATTCAGTCTACGATCAATTATGGTGGTCATAGATAACCCTAGTTACTTTTACGCACCCTCATATACCAATCAACAAGTCTGCGTATCTGCCTTCCAGTATAGCCTCTTTCCTGCATACGATTAATAAAATCGTTATGTTTCTTTTCAAGCTCCCTATCCTTCTTACCCTCAAAACTGATAACAGGTAAAATATCCTCTACTTGACTGAACATTTTCTTTTCTATAACATCACGCAGAACACTGTAACTGGTCCATACTGGATTATTACCATTGTTTTCAGTTTTGGCACGGGCCCGTAGACAAAAATTTACAATTTCATTTCTAAAGTCTTTGGGATTGCCAATACCAGCAGGTTTTTCAATTTTTTCAAGTTCTGTGTTCAATAGACTTCGATCCATTAATAAACCTGTATCTGGATCTTTAAACTCTTGGTTCTGTATCCAGGCATCAGCATATTCTACATAGCGATCAAATAGGTTTTGTCCGTATTCGCCATAACTTTCCAAATAGGCCTTTTGTATTTCGTTGCCTAAAAATTCTGCGTACCGAGCACTGAGTTCACTTTTAATAAAGTTTAGATATTTTTGTTCACGCTCTTCACCAAACTGTTCACGTTTGATAGCATTTTCTAATACAAACATCAAATGTACTGGATCAGCAGCCACTTCTTCTGGTGTAAAGTTAAAGGTTTGGCTCAATATTTTATAAGCAAATCGTGTACTTATGCCATCCATACCCTCATCAACGCCAGCCATATCTCTGTACTCTTGTATGCTTTTGGCCTTGGGATCACTTTCTCTAATATTCTCGCCATTGTATACACGCATCTTGCTGAATACAGTGCTGTTTTCATGATCTTTCAATCTAGTTAATACACTGAACTGGGCCAACATTTCTATAGTCTGTGGAGCACAGGCTGCTGACTCTAGTCCACTGTTCATAATCATCTTTTCATAGATCTTTTTTTCCTCATCCACCCTCAAGCAGTAGGGAACTTTGATCACACAGATACGATCTAGGAAAGCTTCGTTATTCTTATTATTTCTAAATGTCTGCCATTCACTTTCATTACTATGTGCCAGTACGATGCCTTGGAAAGGAATAGCACTGATAGCTTCGGTACCTACATAATTACCTTCCTGTGTGGCAGTGAGTAATGGGTGTAGTACTTTAATGGGTGCCTTAAACATTTCTACAAATTCTAATAGGCCTTGATTACTGCGGCATAGTCCACCACTGTAGCTATATGCGTCAGTATCATTTTGACTATACTTTTCTAATTTACGGATATCTACTTTACCCACTAGAGCACTGATATCTTGATTATTCTCATCACCTGGTTCAGTCTTCATTACACCAATTTGTTCTAGCTTACTAGGTTTAAGCTTAATCACTCTAAACTTATCTAAATTACCTTCAAATTCTTTTAGGCGCTTCAATGCCCAAGGACTCATAATACTTTGAACATATCTACGTTCTATACCGTATTCTTTTTCCAATGTTGTATAATAGTCTGGATGATTGAATAATCCTAGTGGACTTTCAAATACTGGACTGATCTCCCCAGTTTCAGTTGCTAATGAGTATATTGGATATACTTCCATCAGCTCTTTTAATTTTTCAGCAAGGCTACTTTTCCCACCACCAACTGGACCCAATAGATAAAGTATTTGTTTCTTTTCTTCTAGACCTTGGGCACTATGTTTAAAGTATCCTACAATACGTTCTACAGCATCCTCCATACCATAAAAGTCTTTAAAGGCTGGATAAGTTCTTAATGTGCGATTAGTAAAGATTCTACTCAATCTTGAGTCTTTACTGGTATCTAATATGATTGGATCACCAATAGCAGCTACCATACGTTCAGCAGCAGTGGCATAGGTCATACGATCTTTTTTACATAATTTAAAATAGTCCATTATACTTATGCTATCAAAAACTGTATTATCGTAATTTGATTTGAATAATTTTAATAAATTTGACACAGTATTTCCTCATTTTAGATATTTATCTATGTAATTTAATAAATTAAGCTATTAATGAGTATAGTCATAAAAAAGGGGCACAAGGGCCCCGTATTACTATTGTGTCCGCTATGCGGTGTTATCTTTTATTATTACCTTGATTTACAAAGTCATACATCTTTTGTGCAGTCTGTAGAATCTGCTCCAAACCTGGAACCTGCGGCATCCCTACCGTAGTGACGAACTGGCCAGTCTTCTCATCGCGAGCAGTGCTCATTTCCCATCCTTGAAACTTGGCACTGTATTCGAACTCAGCCATTTGTTTGGCCATACCTAGTATTTCGGTACGGATTTCGTACCCATTTTTATTAAATTTAACTTCTGGCATTTTAGGTGTTTCAAAATTTGACATTATATTCTCCTCTGTGTGTATATCTTAGGATTTTCGAGAGTAGGCTTCTCTGTTAGCCTCTGCCCAGGCATCCCAGCCTGCTTTGAAAAAGTCTATCCCAAAAGGATTAAACATTTTTTCAATCTTTGTGTTCAGCATTTCGTGGCCTACAACGGTAGCAATACCTCCGGCTACGGTCAATGCTGTTTTTAAAAATTTTGATTGTGCGTCAATATAGATATGACAGTTATTTTTTATATCGTCATTACGAACACATTTTTCAACCCACTGCTTTTTGGCATTCTGTACAGTGTCAATGAATAATTCTGGTTGATTGAACATAGATCTCCTCCCCGTGTATGTGTATTATACATGCTTATTTAGCAATGTCAATAGATTTTTTTTTATTTTAGATTAAATATTATATGAGCGAAAAACTTAATATTGCTATTCTTATAGCAGGCGAACCTAGATTTGGTCCTGAAGTTAATCGCACTATAAATCATTTACAAGGATACTCCTGTATAACGTGGTTTTTCTTTTTATGGGATATACCTAAAACCAGTAATGTTCAACATAATGGTTTAGTTGCCCCTTATTGGCAAAATGTTACCTATGAGCGAGCTTTGGCTAAAATTAGAACTAATATTGGTCCAAAGAGGTCTAATAAAATCGGCGCAATTAAAATAGAGAAACCCGAATCCTATGCTTTGAATTTTCCCATCAAAAACAGAGCCCACTGTTGTCTAAATGAAGCAAATGTTTGGAGTATGTGGCAAAGCTGGTATCATGGTTTCGAGTTATTAAAAGCCTACGGACAAGATTTTGATCTTGTTCTAAGACTTAGAGGTGATTGTGCTCTTATAACTAGTTTAGATCTAATTCAATTAAAAAGTGTAATTGATGCTAGTCCTAATAAATTATTTGTGCCAAATAATGAATGGTTTGGCTTCACTAGACGAATAAATGATTGGATGGCTATTAGTTCAATGAGAAATATAGGTATCTATTGTAGAGTAAAAGAAACAGTTCCTATTCTTCAAAATGAAGGAGTAGTATACCATCCTGAAAATACCCTAGCAGAGCATTTATTCAGGAATGGTGTTGAGTATTACGATAAAAAATATGAAGCCGAGTTAAAGCATAGGAAATCTTGGACTATCGATTACGGGAAATGGGCCTAGTAAAATCCCACTCCTCACCTAATAGTGCTTCTCTATTTGATTTTAAAGTTTTTAATTCCTCATCGAGAAATACGATTAATACGAACAGAGTTATTATTAAAAATGTTCCTAACACGTTATTTCCCCATTAGTTTTACAGCACTTTGCCAACGACCTCTACGAGTGAGATGGCTGGCCAGTAAGGCTTGGCATAATACTTCACACATCATTGTAATATATTTCATTGCCATGATCCTTTATGAAGGCTTAAGAATCTACGAGCACGGGCTTGCCCACTCTTTTCGAGGGCAAGAAAAATAGCCATTATAATAGATTTAATCATTTGAAATTTTCCTTGTGAGAATTATAAGTGAACTCTTTGATATAGTTTTCAAGAGTAGCAGCATCGGTAATGCTTTTGGTTTTAAGATATTGCTCTAAACGATCTTGGTAAGAGTCATTTGGAAACATTTCTGCTAGTCGCTCAAGGATATTGAGCATCATAGTTGATATTGTCATTTTTATTTCTCCATGTGTATGTATAAATGTATTTATGCGGCACCGCCATATTATAATATACTATTAGTATAGCAGTCAACCTTTAAATAAATAAAGGTGTGAGGGTATAATGAAAAAAAGCACTAGAAGCATATTAGAAGAACTTAATGAGATCAGCCTAATTAGGAACAAGGACCATCTAATTGAAAGTAAAGGTGTCAATCTTGTATCCAGTGCCATCAATCTTTTAAAGTTGATAAGAGAAAACTATGATATTGATACTGCCACTGACTTAGAGCGTAGATTTATCAATGCCATGCGTACAGGTGATAGTGATAAATTTAAGCGTGGCATGCAAAAGGTACATGAAAGTCGAAAATTTAAAACATAACCAAGCAAAAATTATCCAAATCGGGTAATATTCTCCAAAACAGATAAATATTTTTACAAGACCCGTGGAGTTGACGGGCAAAGGCAACGAGGAGAAAATTATGCCCTTAATGACAATGGATATCGGCGGTACATTAATTACAGGCCGTCAAACAGGTATTGGTCACGTAACTGATAAACTATATGACCATTTACAAATTCGTGCATGGAAAGTACAAGTAACAGAAGCAGGTGCTAACCTAAGCGACCCAGCATCAGACACACCAGTAAACGGTTCACGTCATACTAAGCGTGAATTACTTGCTCAAGAGTTTGGCACAACAGGTGCTCTAATTGAGTTTGATGGAACAACAATGATCTTCATTGGTGATAGTCACGCACTAGATAGCAACGTAATCGCACGTCGTGCAGATCGTTGTATGGGTGGTACAGGTGCTTTAGTTAATTTTATTAATGATGGTTATAGTTCAGGTAGCGGTACAGGACAAACCAACCCAACAGGCACAGTTACTACAGCTAAGGTTGCAGTAACAGGTCTAACAAGCCTATTCGGTGTGTAAGATTTAAATTCTCAATCGGGATGGGAAAACTAGGGCTCTTCGGAGCCCTTTTTATTTTTCTACGTATAAAACTTTTGTATAGCAACCAATAAATAATATTAGACGATATGGAGTGAGCGATGCCTACTACAGAAGAAAGATTGGGAGTAGTTGAGACCAAGGTAGCACATCTTAATGAAAAGATTGATGACATCAAGGAAGATGTCAAAGATACCAAACAGAGCATAGCCAGCAATCATCTAGTAATGATGAAGAAGTTGAACGATATGGAAGAAAAATACGAGTCAAATCGTGACAGGTTCTACGAAAAATTAGATGAAAGAAAAGAAGAACAGGATAACGCTCAATTAGAGCTTAAGAAAAAAATTGGTGAACTACAAGACTTTAAAATGAAGTGGGTTTATATTATATCAGGTGTAGCCATTGCTATAGGTTGGGTTGGTGCACACGGTGATAATTTAATCAAATTATTAATGGGAAAATAATATTAGCAGTAAATAGAGTATGCGATATAGATTGTATACTCTAATAGATATAACGGCCACTGGTCAATATAAAAACGAAGAAGGTAAAGAACAGGCTCGAAGTCAACAACAAAACTTTGATACTGTAATCAATACCATTGGAATTAGAGCCAATGTATTCTACGATAGCCCACCAAAGTTAATTTTAAATACGCCAGATAAAATAGCAATGGTAGGGCGTGAATTATCTAATATATGGACATTCGATTGGTATGTTGAAAGTCCTTATAGATTTCTATTAGATGAAGATGATGTTGGATTGCTTAAAAAAGACTTTAGTTTGGTTCCCTACATTGCTAATCTTACTGAAACTGCCAAGTTTAAGACTAATGTATTCATGCCTTCAATCAATATTCATTTTGAAATTTTAAGGTAAATATGATATGCTTAGATATAGGTTTAAGCTAGGAGACCTAATATGAAGATTTACGAAGTAACTGGGAAAAAAATTAGAGAAAACCCACAAGAGCCCAATATGCAACAGGGTAAGGTAGTAAGCCAATCAGGTGATAAGATCACAGTGGCCACACAGGCCAACGGACAACCAACAGGTACACAATTTACTGTAAATCTTAATCAAAACCCAAATGCCATACAAAAAGATCCTCAAGGTAATGTCACAGTTGATCCAAATGCCCCCGCAGATCCAACAAGCTCTCAGTTACAGCCTGGGCAAACTATAAATGTGGTAGGTGCCGCCCCAGGAGCAATGTTACCTAACCAACAAAGCCAACAAGATCAACAGGCTGCAGAAGAAATGGATGCTGAAGAAGATCCTGAAATGGTGGAAGCTGGATATATACCGAATGGTTATAACGATGACTATAGAGAAAAGGCCATGATGCGTAAGGCCTTTCAAAGTGTAACACAAGATGAGAAATATTTTGAAGAAACAAATCATATTGTGGCTTTGGCAAAGCGTGTATCTAATGTTAAAACTACAGCGCCTATCAATAAACATAAAGATATCGTTGATATTAAAAAATTAGCTGGTCTATGAAAATTAATGAACTGATAAAAAGTTTTGAAATATGGACTTCAATTGAAGAGCGAGAGTTATTATCTAAACTGAAAAAACCAGTAAGACTAAGTACATTACCAGAAAGAGAACAGCAAGTAGCAGAAGCTCTAATTAGAAAAAGTCTTTTAATCAAACTAGGAAGCCAAGATCCCAAGGTAATAGCCAATGAGCATAGATAAAGCAGCTAAAAATTTTGAAAAATTAGTAGATAATGTAAAAACAGATATACCTGTAATGCTTAAAGAAGGTAGCATTGGTTATGGAAATTATATTCTTAAACGAAATAAAAATGATCAATGGGATCTTTACATGGTAGGAAAAAGATACAAAACTAAGATAGATACATTTAACTTAAAAATAAGTGCTCTAATGTGTGCCAAAGAACACAAAGCTAACAGAGTAATGGAAATGGTAAAGTTTAAAAACCTTGATCAAAGATACTGGGCCAGTCACATAGACAGTATTATTTTTGATAAACGATATAAAGAAGCCAAAGATAAGTTTCAAAGAGAACTTTTCCTTTGGAGATATGAAGTATCTAAGAGTAGAGCAGAACTCTATAAACAAAAAATAATAGAGGCGTATTCTTTTATTTTTAGATAAATAGCTAGTCATTAGGAATTTGGTATGAACATACATGATCTTAAAAAACCTTTAACCAGTAAGAAATTAAACGAAAATTTAGGCCGTCAATTTGGCTATAAAATTGCCTTAGAAAAATTTACTGTAGAACAATTATCTGATGTAAGGAACAAATTACGTACCGAACAAAGTCAATTTGAAAGTACAAATAGTTATGATAGTGTTCTAGGTGATCATAAGTATCAAAAAAACCAACGTATGCTTGATGTAATTAATCAAGAATTGGCAGAACGTGAAACTACAAGTGATGAAGAAAAGGCCAAGGAAGAAAAAAAGAAACATAAAGCAAAAAATCTAAAAGAATATCATGAGGCACAGCGTAGGCTACGTGGTTATAATTTACCACAACAATGGACTAGTACAGCACGTCAAAGATTATTTTTAGAGCGTGATGCTAGTGACGAAATCGCAAGCGAATTAATTATTCGCTATGATTTAGATGAAACCACTGCTCAAAGAATTATTAAAGATCTAATGCTCACAGAAGGCGAAGAAGAAAAGGCAGAGTTAATCATGGCTGCTAAGGACATGGTTGACCGTATCACAGGCTGGCTTGAGGATATTGCTTCAATGAAATCAGAAGCTATGTTAGATTTATTAGACTCTATAAGAGATGAAATGGGCAGCGATGTTAGCACTGGATTTGAACAAACTGTTCGACCAGCACTGGATGAAATTTATTTGGCCTTAGAAAAGAATCGTCAATTACTAGCACAGGCAGTAAGTTTACTTACAGGACAACAAGCACCGAGCGGAGCAGGATTAGGTATGGGAGCACCAGGTGGAATGGGACCTCCAGAAATGGCCGGTGCCGAGGATATGGAAGCTGAATTAGGTGGTGAAGAAACATCTGGTGAGCCTGCTGGTCGTGCTATGAGAGAAACTGCGGCCTATAGTCGTAGATTGGCCAGTATACTTTCAAAAAAAAAATAACTGAAAATAACGACAAATTATTTGATCTGTTAGTGGCCAAACGTAATGCTGCTGATAGTGAAGATAATCCAGAAACAATCAGCTGGAACGCTCTTGGTCATTTAACTCAAAATACTATAGGGCAAAGAATAGACAGTGCAGATTCTTTTGGTCCAAGATTCCAAGCTAACCCGGCCTTTGATCAAATTTGTAGTTTTGATGACCAAGGTGTACATCTTAAAACAAGGGCTAGCGAAATGCCCAGTAAATCAGGTGGAGATCCCAATGCAGGCAATCTTACAAAAAGTATGGCAAAATCTGCACTTAACCGTAGACGTTGACATTTTAATAAAATAAGTTATAATAGGTTATGAACTTATTAAAATCCAAATACGATTATAAAAATTTAAGCAGAGATGATACAACAGGAAAAAGATTATATGCCTGCCCAGACGGATCTCGAGTACCCAGTGTCACCACTATATTAGATCGAACTAAACCAGAAGAAGCCAAACAAGCTTTAAAGGAATGGCGTGATAGAGTTGGTCATGTACAGGCTCAAGCTATTACCACAGAAGCCGCTGCCCGAGGTACTAGAATGCACACCTTTTTAGAAAGTTATATTAAAGGTGATGGTATTAAGGACAGTGTGAGTAATCCATATGCCCAACAAAGTCTTCTAATGGCCAAAAAAGTCATTGCCGAAGGATTTCATAACATAGATGAAATTTGGGGTAATGAAGTACAACTTTACTATCCTGGTATCTATGCTGGAACTACAGACTGTGTGGGTGTACACAATGGTGAATCCTGTATTTTAGACTTCAAACAAAGTAATAAACCTAAAAAACAGGAATGGATTACAGATTATTATCTACAAATAACAGCCTATGCTCTAGCACACAACGCACTTTATGGAACCAATATTAACAAAGGCGTAATCATGATGTGTGTTAGACCCCCAGAAATCGCACCAGGACAGTGGGGAGATCCGGTTTATCAAGAGTTTGTATTAGAAAGTAAGGATTTTGACTATTGGAGTCATCGTTGGTTGGACCGTGTGGAACTGTACTATACTAGCCTATGATAAATATCTGATAAGGGGAATTTAAATGGCTGTAGTACAAATTTCTAAAATTCAAATTCGACGCGATATGAAGGATGCCAACAGAGAGGCACCGCTTCCTATTACTCTTAGCAGCGGTGAAATGGCATGGTGTATAGATACTAACCAACTCTATATAGGTAGTCATGCTGTGGGAAGCCCAGAAACTAAAAGTAATGTCGAAGTACTAACTCAGTTCAGTAATATTTTTTCCTTAGAAACATATACCTATAACCCAGTTTACACTTTACCTAATGGAAGACATCAACGATCAATTCAAGATCGTCTTGATGATAGACTAAATGCCAAATCATTTTATGTCAGAGGTACTGGTATTGATGATGATGCTCTTGCCATTAATCGTGGCATTGAAAGATTGTATAAGGATAGTTTACAGGGTAGTGGTAGAGTTGACATCAGGACTACATTAGAATTTAGCCCAGGAGTATATAAATTGGAATCACCAATTTATATATATAGTTACACAAAAATTATAGGTGCAGGCATTGGTAGAACTATTTTTAGATATGAGGGAACCGGCAGCGCCTTTGTGTTTGTTAACGATCAAAATAATAGACAAATAGACTACTTAAATCAATGTAAATTTGTCAGCCTGTCTAATTTTACCTTGGAAATAGTTGATACAGATACAACTGCTTTTGATTTGAACTGTGTAAGAAATAGTGAATTTAGTAAAATAGAGCTTAAAAGCGATTGGTCTAGAGATTTTGGTATCCAAACCCCAAGAATTAATAGTATAGGCATATCTATGAGAGTTAAAACTGAACAGATAACTTGTAGAGATAACAGTTTTATTGAAGTATATGTCAATGCCTTCAAGTACGGTGTTAGTGCCAAAGGTGATATAATAAACAATATTTTTAGGGACTGTAAATTTAAAAAACATGAAATTGCAGTACAATTTGGATATTTAAAAACTAGTTTGGAACCATTACTTGGAGAAATTCACGGACCCAGAAATAACATTATCTCCAGTTGTAGTTTTGATGACATTCAGAGAAACGCAATTAAGGTATGGCAGGGTAGAGGAAATTTAAGTAGCAAAAACATTATTAAAGATACTGGTAATAATTTTGGCGGTAATCAAAACGCAACATTTGGACAAATAGAGTTTGATCAACCTGGTAATATGAGTGTTGATGATTTCAGTGATCGTCATCTTGACCTAGGGACATTGGGAGAGAACATCCTAGAAATGGCTCCATATGTGAGTGAGGTTACTGGTTTTAGTTATTATCAAAATAATTTTACCTACAAACTGGATATGCCGGCTATTACAAGCCCTGGTCAAGAAATCAATTTATTCAGATTCCCAGTACCAAGACATGAAACACTTTCTAATACTAATACACAATGTGTAATCGAAGTTCATTATCTATATAGAAGTGGTGATCCTAATTTGGAATATAGAAGATTACGTAAAGGTATCTTGACAGTGATTGTGGATACCCGAAACACTTCGATTTTTGACAATAATCTAGTCCCTAATCCAACAGGTACGCCAATGATCAATCTTTTTGATGAATATGATTATTTAGGCTATGTACAAGGCGGCGGCCCCCGTGTCCCTACAGATGATGAAGATATTATTTTAGAATTTACAGCTACCCCAGTGCTAAAAAAACAACAGTGGCAGATAGAGATAAGTTATAAGTACAATACCCCTACAAGGAACGATGTATATCTAACTGATAAAGAGTTTGGAACTTTGACTTATACATACAAAATTCTAAGTTAGTAACAAGAAAGTAAGCTAAAATGATAACAGTAATAAAAAGAAATGGATCTAGAGAGCCATTGGACCTAGTAAAATGGCAGGCACAGGTTTATCGGATATGTAACGGCATTGCTGATGTTAGTCAAAGCATGATAGAAATACGTAGCAATCCGCATTTTTATGATGGAATAAGCACAAAGGAAATTGACGAAATAACATTACGGGCCATTGTAGATCTTATTGATGTTGAGTCCAATCCAGGTATAGGCAATACAAATTATCAATATGTGGCAGGTCGTCAGCGTTATCATATGCTGCGTAAGGATGTATATGGTAGCAGTATTATCCCTCACTTATATGACATAGTGAAACGTAATGTAGCGGTAGGACTTTACACAAAAGAACTATTAGAATGGTATAGTGAAGCTGATTGGAATCGTATGAATGATATGGTTGATCATGAAAAGGATTTCCACTATAGCTATGCTGCTATTGAACAACTTATTGAAAAATACCTAGTTAAAAATCGTAGTACCAAAGAAACCTACGAAACACCTCAGGTTCGATATATAGTGGCCGCTGCCACTATCTTTCACAAAGAGGAACCAAATAATACTCGTATGCGATATATCAAGGAATATTACAATGCTGCCAGTGATGGTCTTTTCACTCTTGCTACTCCTGTGCTGGCTGGGCTTGGCACTCCAACTAAACAGTTTAGCAGTTGCGTTCTTATCCGTAGCGATGACGACCTTGATTCTATATTTGCTAGTGGAGAAATGATGGCTAAATATGCCAGTAAACGAGCAGGCATAGGCTTAGAAGTAGGACGAGTAAGGCCCTTAGGCAGTCCTATTAGAGGCGGTGAGATCATGCACACAGGTATGCTGCCTTTCCTCAAGAAATGGTTTGGTGATCTGCGTAGTTGCAGTCAAGGAGGCATACGCAATGCTAGCGCTACAGTGTTTTATCCTATATGGCATTATCAGTTTGATGATCTTATTGTACTTAAAAACAATCAAGGAACCGAAGAATCCCGCATCCGTCATCTCGATTATGGGGTTGTCCTTAGTAGTTTCTTCTGGAGAAGATTCAGAGAACAAGGAAACATAACTTTCTTTGATCCCAACGAAGTCCCAGACCTATATGAAGCCTTCTACAGTAACACAGTTCTGTTTGAAGAATTATATGTAAAATATGAAAACACACCGGGGCTGAGAAAAAAGACAATCAGTGCTGAGGAAGTATTCAAGGGAGGTATTCTAAAAGAGCGTACGGATACTGGTCGCATATATCTAGTGTTTATAGATAATGTAATGAACCAAGGACCGTTTGATCCAGAGTACCATACCATATATCAAAGTAACCTATGCTGTGAGATCCTCCTCCCTACATTGCCATTTAAGAGGCTCGACGACGAAAAAGGCCGCATTGCTCTATGCACCTTGGGGTCAATTAACTGGGGAATGTTCAAGCATCCTGAGGATATGCGCCGTGCTTGCCGTATACTCCAGCGCAGTCTGTGTAACATACTTGATTACCAAGATTACTTAAGCATACAAAGTAAGTTAAGCAATGATGAAATACAGCCATTAGGCATTGGTGTTACTAACTTAGCCTATTGGCATGCCAAGCGTAGTCTCAAGTATGGCGAGAAAGACGCACTGGCAGAAGTAAAGAGTTGGATAGAACATCAAGCCTATTACCTAACAGAGGCCACTATCGAACTAGCCAAAGAACGTGGTGCTTGTAAGGATAGCCATAAAACTTACTACGGTCAGGGTATATTCCCTTGGGAACGTAGAGCCAAGGGTGTGAATGAATTAGCAGACTTTACTCCTGAACTTGACTGGGAAGTATTAAGAGAACAGACCAAACAATATGGCGTGCGTAATGCTACACTGATGGCTATTGCTCCTGTGGAAAGTAGCAGTGTGGTTATCAATAGTACTAATGGTATTGAATTACCTATGAGTTTGATCAGTACTAAAGAAAGTAAAGCAGGATCATTTACACAGGTAGTTCCAGAATACCACAAACTTAAGAACAAATATCAATTGATGTGGGAACAGATAGACTGCGTAGGTTATATTAAAACTGCTGCTGTGCTTGCTGCCTATGTAGATCAAAGCATAAGCACCAATACTTTTTATAATCCAGCTCATTACGCAGATCGTAAAGTACCTACAACATTGATAGCAAAGAATTTGATGCAGGCTCACAAGTGGGGTATCAAGACATTCTACTATAGCCTAATCAATAAGCAGGGTTCAAGGATGGATCCCGTACAGACTAATGGACATCAGGTTGAGCCCAAGTTAGAACTAACAGAAATAGATTTTGGAGAGGATTGCGATTCCTGTATATTATGAGCAAACAACAATACAACCTACAGACAAAGACAGACTACCTACATCGTAAGATGTTCCTTGATCCACAAGGACCTGTCACCATACAGAGATTTGAGGAAGTCAAATACAACAAAATAGCCGACTATGAAAAAACAGCACGTGGTTTCTTTTGGGTACCAGAAGAGATCAGTCTAGTCAAAGACGCACAAGACTTTAAAGATGCTAGTGAAGCAGTCAAACACATATTCACCAGTAACCTACTGCGTCAAACAGCCTTGGATAGCCTACAAGGACGTGGTCCTAGCCAAATCTTTACGCCAATAGTATCACTACCAGAACTAGAAGCATTGGTCTACAACTGGACATTCTTCGAGACTAATATCCATAGTCGTAGTTATAGTCATATTATTCGTAATATTTACAATGTGCCCAAAGATGTATTCAATACTATACATGACACCAAAGAGATTGTAGAAATGGCATCTAGTGTTGGCCGATATTATGACTATCTTCATAAACTAAATTGTCAAAAAGAAATTGGCGAAATGCTAGTAAGTGAGCATGAACATGTTAAGGCAATTTGGCTAGCACTTAATGCCAGCTATGCATTAGAAGCTTTCCGCTTCATGGTATCGTTTGCTACAAGCCTGGCCATGGTAGAGAATAAAATCTTTATTGGCAATGGCAATATTATCAGCCTAATCCTACAGGATGAACTGTTACACAAAGGATGGACGGCTTGGCTAATCAATCAAGTAGTCAAAGAGGATCCAAGGTTCGCCAAGGCCAAACAAGAGTGCGAGCAAGAAGTATATGCTTTGTATATGGATGTGATCCGTGAGGAAAAAGCCTGGGCAGACTATTTGTTCAGACGCGGACCTGTAATTGGGCTCAATGCTAACATTCTAAAAGATTTTGTAGATTATACAGCCGGTTCCGCTCTTAAGGAAATAGGATTAAAATACGTAACTAATATAAAAACTAATCCTATCCCATGGTTTAATAAGCATAGCGATACCAGTAAGAAACAAACGGCACTACAGGAAAATGAGTCAACCAATTATATTATAGGTGTCATGAGTGACTCACTAGATTATAATCAATTACCTACGTTTAATTAGGAGTAGATATGAAAGCAGTTATTTGGAGCAAGTATCATTGTCCATATTGTGATATGGCTAAATCTTTATTAGAACGACAGGGAATAACTTTTGAGGAGCGTAAAATAGGTGACGGATATACCAAAGAAGAACTATTAGAAGCAGTTCCAAACGCTCGCACAGTACCTCAAATCTTTATTGAAAATAAACTTATCGGCGGGTACACAGAATTAACCAAATATTTACAAGAGGTAAGCAATGCTTATTAAAAAGAGTTTCACTACAAATGACGTTGTTAGTTTAAAAATTAGCAGCGGCGAAGAAGTTATTGCTAGGTTTATAGGTGAAGATAAAGAATATTTTCATGTTACAAAACCTAATGTATTAATGATGAATCAACAGGGCATGGGAATGGTGCCATTTATGATCACAAGTAATCCTGATCAAGATTATGCCATAGCTAAACAGAATATCATTGCTATATCATTCACAGACAACGATGTGGGAAAATTATACCTAAGTAAAACATCCGGTATTGCTCTTTAAGCTAGATTTTTTATCAAACCGTTCTAAATAAATACTATTATGGGCGGTTTAAGAGACTCCCAGCAAACCGCTGGAGAATAGGATGGCGAAAAGGATTCAATTAAGACGTGATATTTCATCTAATTGGGATAGGTTAAATCCTACTCTTGCACAAGGTGAAATTGGCATAGATTTAACCAATAAAAACTTTAAAATAGGTGATGGTGTATCTAAATGGGAAGGTCTTGATTTTGCCATAGTTTCAGGTAAATTAGGTAGGATCAATATTGATACCTATATTGAAACTGGTGATAGTGAAACAGATGAAGACAGTATTTATTTTATTAATAACGGAGAAATCACAGCTGAATTTGCCTCTGAATTAACAACTTTTATTAGAGGTGTTGTTTTTACCGCTAATCAACCTAGCACTGATCCTAACAATGGAACAGTAGTAGTACAAGGTGGAGTAGGAATCACAGAAGATTTGTATGTTGGAGCCTCAATCAATGGTGGAACTATCAACGGAGCAAATTTCAATGTTGGTATTAATGGAAAATTTAATGGTAATGTAGAGGGCAATGTATTTGGTGACCTAATAGGTGATGTCTACAATAGCACTGGGGCATTGATATTAGACAGCGGCTCCAGCAATACAGGACCAATCTATACAGGTAATGTCAGCGGTGACATCAATAGTCTCACTGGTAGTTACCTAAAAAACGCTATAATTGAAGAAAGTTCAATAGATAACACTTCAATAGGTGCGACTAGTGCTGCCTATTTAAGAGGTACTACAGTAATTGCCACAGATAAGTTTGAAGGTAAACTTGTAGGAAAATTATTAGGAGATATTTATACTGAAGACGGGATCACCAAGGTTTTAGAAAATGGCACTGGGGGACAAACTACTGCTCGAGGTTATCAGGCACCTGTATTTTATGGGAACGTAGAAGGATCTATTAGCGGATCATTCAGAGGTGATATCTATGCTAATAACAGTATAAGAAAAGTTTTAGAAAATGGCAGTGACAATAACATAGGTGATCCTGGATACCAACCTGCTGTATTCTATGGTAATGTCAGCGGAAATGTCAGTAGTGATGGCACTAGTACTTTTGGTACTATAGAAATAGATGGAGGTAAAATTGACAATACTGAAATTGGAGAAGAAATACCTGCCAAAATAACAGGAACTACTATCATAGCCACTGAAAAATTTGTAGGAAATTTTGAAGGAACTATAGCAGGATCTACCACAGGCGATTTATTCTCAGCTGATGGGGACATAATATTAGAAAACGGAACAGATGGTAAAGATGCCTGGTTCCAAGGTGCTATAAAGGCTGCTGATGGTACAATAATATTGTTTAATGGTAGTGGTGGTAATCCTTTGGCTTCTACCTACACACCACCAGAATTTTTTGGTAATGTTTTTGGTGACCTAACAGGAGATGTTGTAGCTTCTACAGTGTCTACTGGTACATTAACTACCACTGGTGATGTAAATCTTGGTGCTAATTTAACTGTCAATAACGATCTAACAGTGTCAGGAAAAACAGCTACTGGTAGTTTGGAAGTAGGCAATGATGTCACAATAGAAGGTGACCTAGCAGTCAACGGCGGAGACATAACCAGTACGAGTACCGAATTTAACTTAGGAACTACAGCAGTTGAAACGGCAAATGTATTTTCAGTAGCAACTACAGTTAATCTAGCAACAGAGGCCACTGACAGTGTAATAGTATCTATAGGTGCAGCACGAGATCAAAATAGTGTAATAATTGGCAGTACTGTAAATGGTACCGTGAATTTAAACAGCGATGTTACAACAGGTAGAGTAAATTTATTTTCAAGTATAACAACGGGATCACTAAACATAGCTAATGGTGGACAAAGTACAACCAATATAGGTGGTGCTGGATCAACTGTTAATATAGGCAATGATCAGGATAACAGCAAACTTAATATATTAGGGAAACCTCTAAACGGAACAATAAGTATCGCTACAAATGCACCAACAGTTAATGTTTTTAACACTGTCGCTAGTGCTGTAAATTTTGCAGGCAATGCTACTACAATAAACATAGGTAAAAATTCTGGAACTACCACGGTAAAAAATAATCTAACCATTGACTTGGACACTCATGTGAAAGGCGATTTAGTAGTCGACGGTGATCTAGAAGTCAAAGGTACACTGACATATTTAAAAACTACTAATACTGATATCAAGGATAATTTGATCACTCTCAATAAGGGCGAAACTGCTGCAGGTGTTACTTCGGTAGAAAGTGGTATAGAAATTGATCGAGGAACATTAGATGATACTAGATTCATTTGGAATGAAACTGATGATCGTTGGGAACTTAAAACTGGCTCAAACTATACCGGCTTAAAACTTTCAGATCTTACAGCAACAGGTAATGTCGGCATTACTGGTGGTGTAACTATAAACGGTGATATCACAGTAGAGGATATAACAGCTCAAAGTTTAACAACATCTTTAGGTGTAACTGTACAAGGTGATTTAGAAGTTCAAGGAACTAGTGATTTTCAAGATGATGTTACTGCCAAAGATGTTACATTAGACAATTTAACAGTAAATTCCAATGTTAGTATTACTAAGGACTTAGAGGTATTGGCTAATACCGTTTTATCTAATTTAACTATTAAAAATGCTGGTGAATTAAGATTAAGAGAGAATGAGAATAATGGTTTTACATATGTGGGACTAAGAGCACCTACAGAATTTGTTAATAGTTATACTTTGACACTGCCATCAATTAAAGGTATTGATGGAAATATACTCGCATTTAATACAGACGGTGATAGATTAGAATTTATCAGTGCTGATTTATTTGGAGGAGGATCGGTTTCTGTTAGTAGTGATAATGGTAATGATCTAAATGATGGTATTAACAAACCAGTTAAGACTATAAAACGTGCTCTACAAATAGCCAGTGGTTTGGTTTATAATAATAATAAAAAGGTTACAGATAAAAAAATAGTTGTTAAAGTAGCTAGCGGTGAATATTATGAAAATAATCCTATCATCATTCCTGATAATGTCAGCGTAGTTGGAGCAGGTCTTCGTGCTGTAAACTTACGACCATTGAACAATGGCAAGGATATGCTACGTGTTCGTAATGGTTGTTATTTTACAGAAATAACATTCAGAGATGCACTAGACGTTAATAACAAACCTAGCTTTACTTTTGGATACAGTGTGGCTTTTGATGATCCTACTGATATCTCAACCAGTAGAGTAGGCTATGTAAACTTGCCAACGACTAAACCAACGATTACTACATCACCATATATTCAAAACTGTAGCATAATTAGTTTCTTAGGCGGTAATGGTGTACTAGTAGATGGTAAAAAAGTTAAGTCACCTAACATACCATTCAATAAAGTAGAAGCAGAACTAGATACAAACACTATTCCTGGTGTCCCACAACAAGGTAAATCAATGGTGGCCAACGCATTTACCATGTTGAGTTTTGGTGGAACAGGTTGGCGTGTGATTAACGATGCTTACGCTCAAATAGTTAGCTGTTTCCAAATCTTTTGCTTAAATGGTAGTTACTGCCAAAGTGGCGGGTATTTAAGTATTACCAACAGTGCTACAAACTTTGGTCAATATGCTCTACGTGCCAGTGGTTACAGTGCTAATGCTTTTGATTTTAATAAAGGTTATGTAGTTACATCAGGAACTATATTAGGACAAAGTGTTATTACTGCTATAGGATTTGGTGAATTACCAAATCCACATTATGTAATACGAGTAAGAGAACCAAGTTATAGACAGGCCTATGATATTATCAATGCTTGGAGAGATGAATTAGCAGCTGATTTAATTGTTTGGATTAATGCGCAGATAGCTAATTCAACAGCACCATTCCTATCAACCTTTACCTATAATGCTGCCCTCTGTGAAAGAGATACAAAAATTATACTAGATGCAGTGGCCTACGATGTATTATCAGGTGGCAATAGCAAAGTTATTGAAGCTGCTGAATCATATAATAATACTACCATCACAAACTTAATAAATCAAAAAAAGGAAAATATTGCTGCCTTTACTCGGCTAAGAGATTTGACTTTGGCTAAAATAGTTAGTACAGGCTTGTCATCATATGTTCAATCTAAATTTGATCTATTAATTAGCGTATTAAATTTTCCAAATAATGTACCCGAGCAAGTTGAATATACTAATATAGGCGACATAACTAACAATTATAAATTATTCAGTGTCAATGATTATGTAGATTTTGATTCTAGTTTGGTTAACCCAATAACCAATGTGATAAACTTAACTAATCATGGTTTGGTAAACATGACTAAAGTAAGTTATAGCAATAACAATAATCCTAATATACCTGGGTTAGATGATGAACAAAATTATTATGTCGATAGATTGAATAATAATCAATTACGTTTATGGACTGATGAAAGTCAAACTAAGATAGCTGACATTTTAGGAATTGGTACAGGTACTCATAGATTAGTAAAAAATGTACGAGAATTTTTTGTAGATGAAGTAGTAAGCTATCATAAATCATATCAAAAATTAACACTTCCATCTAATACCTATACTTTTGTTCCTGGGCGTGATATATTTGGTACAAAAACTGGTACTGTTCCCTTGGCTCATCATGCTTATGTTTTAAATTGGGACTCGACAACAAGAGCATTAATAGTCAGTATAGATGTAGCCAGTAACAGTGATCCTTTTCAAATTGGCAGTATAATCACTGCTGATCATAGTGGTGTGTCTATAGTAGGTGGCATAGCAGTCAATGATGTAATAGATCAACAGGATTATTTTACAGCTGAATTTAAGGTAAGAAGTACATTTGGTAGTGGGGGAACATTTGAAAATGTACCTAATCTCTACGAAAAACAAATATGGTTACATAGACCCAGTATTGTAAATAGCAGTGCTCATACTTGGGAATATGCTGGTAGCGGTATAGATTATAATGCCCTACCTCAAAATGGTGGTAAGACTAGAGTAGAATATGAACAAGTTAATGATTTACCTGGTAGAGTATACAGTTCAGGCACTAATGAATTAGGTGACTTCAAAGTCGGTGATTTTATTAAGGCAGAAAATAAAACAGGTAATGTAACATTCACTAATACAGTTAGTATCGCAGAATTAGATGCCTTGAAATTAAGTATAGGCGATGTACAAATTAGTGAATTAAGTGATGATGTTGATCTTGGTGACAACGAACCAGGCGGCCCACAACACTATAGATTAAGTACTCAATTAGCAACTCGTAGCTTTATACAAAACAGATTAGGTCCTTTTATAGACAGAGACGTTACTACAAATAATCTAGCGGGTGCTGTCCCTCAATTAAACACACTAGGTTTGCTTAATCCTGATGTAATCCCTCCCATAAGAAATTTCTTAGTTTGGAAAACAAATGGATATGGTAGTAGGATTAACTTAATTAATACAGTGCCAGCAACCAATGTAGTCCCAGGTGATATTAGCACTGAAACATATAGCAGTGTAGAATTGAGATTTCAGTCAACTGGAGTTGATGGTAACGGTGATCCGTTATATGTGACTGCTGATGACTTTACTCTTGTCACTCAACCAGCTACAGGGGCAAGTGGGCGTATTGTTGGATCACTTAATAATTCAAATTTTGCTGTTGTAGGCAGCACTGATCTAACTTTTGCTATACAGTTTAATAACAGTCCTGTAGTAATAAATGGAGTCACATATAATCTTGTGCCAGTAGGACAACAGCCTGTTGGTACTATCCTCAATAATCAAACAACAAATTGGATCCTAAGTGAAATTGAACCCAGTCAATTTTTAATTCTTAACCCTACACAGACATATGATTTTACTGGAATCACCAGTGTATCTGGTTCATTGACCAAAGCACAAGGTTATATTGATAAAACTAATTATTCACCAAATGGTCTAGTTTTAGGCGTTATTAGAGCCGTCGATAATATTAATAGAAATAATGGAAATGGATATTTAAATGGCACATTCAAAAATGTCAATCTTACAGGTGGCACAGGTATTGGAGCCAAAGGGGACTTTACTGTAATTAGTGGACAAGTATCATCATTTGATATAACCAGTGGAGGTTCGGGTTATAAAGATGGTCAAACATTAGGGGCTAATTTACAAACTGCTTCGGGGGGAGCGGGAGGGTTCGCTGTAGAAATAACTGCTATTGAAAATAGATTGTATATCAATAATGTCGGCGGTGTAAAATTTTCAAATAATGAAGTTTCAGACTTGAAAGATTACATTGAAGATGCTAATGCTACATCTAAAAGCATACTTAATATTGGTGTTGTGGAAATAACCTTTGATGCTAACAATGGTGTTAATACCAGTGTTGGTGTAGATACTATTACTATACCTAATCATGGACTAGTCAATGGGGATCCTATAAAATACGATAATAACGGTTTTGCTGAAATAGGCGGTGCTAGTCAAGGACCACAGAATGGTGTAGTTTATTATGCTAAATTTATTGATATAAACACTATTGAACTATATGCTAATTACAATTTACTACCAGAACAAAAAATTCTATTGGTATCATCAGGTTTAGGAACTCAAAAATTTATTAAATCTAATATTGATCTAGTTAAAAATACAATTTTCCTAGCTAATCATGGTTATATAACAGGAACATCGTTGCGTGTTACAGGACCAAGTTTACCTACAAACTTAGATGATGGAAAGATATACTACGTAGGTTCTGTAACAACAAATAGTTTTACTCTACATGAGGATAAAATTTCTGCCGATGATAGTACCAACGGCATAGTATTTGATACCGTTGATTTCCAAAACAAAGGTAAAAGTGATATTAATGGAGTTGTTATATCTGGAAATATAACCTTTACTAGACAAAATATTAGAGTAGATGCTGCTATAAACACCAGCAGTCGAAAATATCTAAACTGGTCAATATCCAGTGCTAGTAGCATAGCAGCCAATAATATTATCAGTGGTATTATTAGCCCAAGTAGATTGGGTATTCCACCAGCCAATAATAAAACTTTCCTACGTGGTGATAGTAGATATGCCGTAGCTGTACAAAATTTAAATAAAGCAGCCAACAGTGCTATAAATTTAATAGGCAGTGATTTTACAACTAGTACATTGAATTATACACTGGCTGGTGTTAATATTATAGGTACTGCTGGACAATTTAGTTGTATAAATGTGCCCCTAGATAGTGGATATATAGTTACCGTAACTGGCACTAATACAGGTACAGGACAAATAATTGGTTACAATGATCCAACACAATATAAAATTTCTATTACCAATGAGGCAACTACATTTACCCTAATTAATATTAACAATAGTCCTATAGTTACACAACTTGGTAGTACAACTGGGTTAACCTTTACAATGGTGGCTAATGTGGCCAGTAACTATTTCAATAGCATTACACTTGATGTGGATATAGTTGACGGTCAAGAAAGTCTATCAACAGATAATGGTGCTTTTACCAATCTCGGTGTAGCTAGATTTGATAGAGGACAATTTGATGTAGGCACTGGCAATGGTAAAGGGAATATTACTGTTAAAGACGGTGTCATTAATGCAGGCAAACTCAATGATCAAAGCGCAACCTACTATTTAAATCCAGGTAATTTAAATAGTGCTGTACCTGTGAGCAAAGGAGGAACCTATATAGGTAGTTACACAGTAGGTGATATGATCTATGCCAGCGATGCGGCTATTTTAAGTAAACTACCTATTGGTGATACCAATGATGTATTAGTAAGTAGTGGTTCCGCACCATACTGGTCAAATACCTTAATATTGAATAAGCTAGTGGTGAACGGTGAGGTAAATGTCACAGGATCATCTAGTACGCTCAATGCCTATGATATCAAGATGGATGATAATAACATAGAACTAGGCAGTGTCGAGCCCATAGTGTCAAGAACTGGTTATGTTAATTACACAGATACTACTGGTAGTCCACAAACAGAAGTTACTGCGCCTACCTCTGGTATGATCCCAGGAATGGCCCTAAGTAAGATAACTGTAGCAGGTAAGTTAGGTAGTTTTGGTTACAATGCTAGGATTTTAAGTGTTGATGGGCCTAATCAATTTACCTGTATTAGCACAACATTTACATTGTCTAATGTGAATATAGGAACCGGTGGGCAGTTTACATGTAGTACTGCCCCGTTGGAAGTTGACCAAATAGTGATTGTAACAGGCTCATTAACAGGGCCAGGAAATGGCAGTATTACAGGATATTTTAGTCCAAGACAGTATAAAATAGCAGGTATAACAGGCACAACTGCGTTTACACTATTGAATACAGATAACACACCATTAGCAACTTCAATAGGTAATGCCAATGGACTCACATTTACAGTTGCCACCTTACCTAAATCGGGTGATATCACATTCAGTGTAGGCGGCCCAACTGACTTTACTGCTAATAATGGTGGTATTACTATAAAATCAACGGTAAATAAAACATTCAATTGGATTAAAAATACAGATGCATGGACCAGCAGTGAAAATATGGATCTCATTGCCAATAAAGTTTACAAAATAGATGGAGTAAGTGTACTGAGTTCTAATACAGTTTTAGGCAAAGAACTTACTAGCCAAGTAGGGAAAATTGTTACCAGCGGAAGTTATTGGGCCAGAACTTTCGCGTTTATGGGAGTATAAGGTGAAGTTAACATATCAAAAGGTTGGGCAATAAAATGGCAGAATCATTAAAAATATTAGGACAGTCAGTACCGACAACTACAGGTAGTGCTAGTGATCTTTATCAGGTTCCTGCTGACACAATGGCCACTATAAGTAGCATGACAGTGTGTAATTTAACATCTTTAGTAACCACTTTTAGAATATCAGTATCCAAGGGCGGCGAGCTATTGACTAATAAACAATATATCTTCTATGATCAAGAATTAGCTGGCAAAAGTACATTTGTAATTACTATAGGGTTAACCCTAAGCGAAGGTGATAGAATTAGAGTACAACCAGCAGTGGCAAATAGTTTAAGTTTTAATGTTTTTGGTATAGAGGTGGCATAATGGCATTAGGTTCATCAAATCCAACCAGTAATCTTGTACAGATTAAAAATATACCTATAGATAACAATAAAGGTCCAGCAGGGGATGGTACACAACGTGTAGTTCTCGCTAATGATACTCCAACTTTAAATACACAATTGGTAGCAGGCACTGCCATAATAGGCAAGTCTTTCCTAACAGATGGTACAAGAGATGCCACAGTAAAGGCAGCAAGTACAGCAGCAGTGGTCACAGATACAGCATTGGTCACAGCATTAAGCCCTAATACACCATTACCTACTGGTGGTAATATAATAGGTAAAACATATATCACAGATGGTACAAGAGATGCCACAGTAAAGGCAGCAAGTACAGCAGCAGTGGTCACAGATACAGCATTGGTCACAGCATTAAGCCCCAATACACCATTACCTACTGGTGGTAATATAATAGGTAAAACATATATCACAGATGGTACAAGAGATGCCGCAGTAAAGGCAGCAAGTACAGCAGCAGTGGCCACAGATACAGCATTGGTCACGGCTTTAAGCCCCAATACACCATTACCTACTGGTACCAATACAATCGGCAGAGTAAATGTAGTTGAATTATATACAGAAGGGGTCGCTAGTTCAGGATCTGAAAAAGTATTCCTTATGGGTGCTATAAGAGAAGATGTGCCTAGCATAACAACCTCAGCAGATTTACAATATAGCAACTTAAAAGTTAATAATAGAGGACGTTTATATACCAGTATCACGTTTGATGAACCATTACCAACAGGTAGTAATAGTATTGGTAAATTAGCTACAAACACAGCAAATACCTATATTGGTGATGTGGCCGTAACTAATACTAGAGTACCAATACAGGCTGCTACGTTTAATATTACAGGAGTAAGTATTCTAGCAGGCGGTGCATTTTTATGTAATGCCACAGAACATAGACTCTATGTTGGACAAGTGATCACTATCTCAGGTACAATTGGATCGGTACCTGGTATTGGTAGTATTGGGGGATACACTGGTACAACGACTTCGTATAGAATTAGTGTAACTGATGGGGTAAATAGTTTCACCTTACAGACCTTAAATAATGGTAGTATAACTACAGGGGCAGGATCAGCCGGCGGACTAGTTTTTACAGCACCAATACCCGCAGAAGTTTCAAACCTAGCTAGGATAGGTGGGAGGGCAGTTAGTTTAGATACTGGAGCCAGAGATGCAGGCACCATTAGAGTAACAGTTGCTACTAATGATGTAGTAACAGTAACTCCGACCAATCCATTCACGGTGAACTTAGCTGCTGGATCTACGGTGGCTCTTGCAGCAGGAACTAATATAACAACTAGTGGTGTAACAGAACAATCCTCGATCAACATTTCAACTCTTTTCCTTGTAGGAACTAGTGGACAATTTCAAGTAGCAGCAACGCAAATACATCTAAGTGGGTTGGTGACCTTGAGCGGTACAGCTCCCACTGGCACACAAGGAACTATTTCAGGCTATGTAAATCCAACTACTTACAGAATTAGTTCGACCAATGGATCAACAACATTCACTCTAATAAATTTAGACGGATCTTCCCTTACCACTACAGCTGGTGGTAGTGGTATAGCAACAGGCCTAACAGCAGCAATTAGGGTTCCATTTCAAGTTATACAGAGCGGAAATTGGAACGTAGGTTTGAACAGTGGTAGTCAAGTTATAGGTAAAGTAGAATTAATAGCTAGTACAGCAAATGTAGGTAAAGTAGAACTATTAGCCAGCACAGCCAGCATAGGTAAAGTAGAATTATTAGCCAGCACAGCCAGCATAGGTAAATTGTCCGTCAATGATGGTGTTGATATTGGTGACGTAACTATTAACAATTCAACCTTAGCTGTTACGCAGTCTGGATCTTGGGCAGTTACAGCCAATTATCCATCTTTTATTATTCAAAATATTAGTATCGTAGGTAACACAGGGCAATTCCAATGTTCACCTATACATATAACAGTTGGACAGGTTATAACTTTAAGTGGTGTATTATCAGGTACAGCAGTAACCGGTGTAATTACAGGATATACCAACCCAACTAGTTATCGTGTATCTTTAACTAATGGATCAACAACTTTTACTTTGGTTACATTAGAAGGAGTTCCACTATCCACAACTATAGGATCAGGTATAACAGGACTATCAGGATCAATGGCTGTAGCCAGTCATGTAGCCAATATCAGTCAGTTTTCAGGTCAAAATATTTCCATGGGCAGTGGAACACGCAATGCAGGAACTCAACGAATAACTATAGCCACAGATGATATTCTCAATGTTTCACAGAATGGTACTTGGAACGTAGGACTATCTGCTGGTTCTAATACTATAGGAAAATTAGCAGCCAATGTTGGTGTTAACATTGGTGATGTCACAATCGATAACACTGTGATAACTGTAAGCCAAAATATAGCTGCTAATCTTAAAACAGAAACAACATTGGCCTCTAATCAAACTCTTAGTAATGTAACTAATTTGATTCAATTTAATGGCACTAACATTACCATGAAGAATAGTAGTACTCCAGCTGTTGCCGCAGATACTGCTTTGGTTGTTGCTGTTAGTCCTAATAATAGTATTAGTGTAACACAATCTGTAGCCAGTAATTTACAGGTCACTGCCAGTATTGCCACTGGTCAAACTTTAGCCACTGTTACTAATTTACAGCAATTAAATGGACAGAATATTAGTTTAAATAGCGGAACAAGGGATGCGGGTACACAAAGAGTAACTATAGCCACCAATGATCTAGTAAGAACTCAGGGCGAGACTCTTACCAATACAACTACCACTGCCTTTACTAATAGTTTAGTAGTAAGGAACGCAGCAGCAACATTGTACATGTTGAATGGTTTTAATAACAGCGGAGTAGGACAATTTATTCAAATTCACAATAGCACAGCTTTGCCTAGTAACGGAGCTGCACCACAAATTACTTTCTTTGTTCCACCTGGAAGTAATTTTAGTTTTGATTTTGGTTATTATGGTAGATATTTCAGCAATGGAATCACAGTATGTAATAGTACAATAGGGGCAACTTTAGCTTTAGGCACTGCCAATTGTTGGTTTGATGCACAATACAAATAGGATATTATATGGGACTTACTGTAACACCATCTGGTGGTAATTTAAATACTTTTATAGCAAGCGTAGCAGTAGTTGCGGCAGGTACCAATCAAGCAACCGCCACACTGTTAACTAACGCAATTAATAATATCTCTACCGTTGGGACTGGTCAAGGGGTTAGATTACCAGATGCCAATCCTGGTATGTTTGTTATTATTAGAAACGGTGATATACCAGATTTAAAAGTTTACCCAGGATCTGGAGCAGTGATTAATCAGCTCAATGTAAATGAAGCATTTATACTGTTTAATGATACATCGCTACAGTTTTTTTGCATTAGCCCTATACAATGGTATACAATTGATGCTGTATTTTCTTAATAAGGAGGAGAACAATTTCTAAACCAGCCGCAAGAGGAAATGGAGCAGATAGTGTATTCAGTAAAACTGGTAGTGCTAAAAAATGTGGTAGACCAATTAAAACCAGTACGGCACAATGTTCTAGTGATGTATTAGTAAATGGTATAGGAGTAGTGCGTTTAGGAGACATGGTAAACCTTCATCCTAGACCGCCATGCATACCTGATACAAGTACTTGCTCCAAGGCCAGTACATCAGTTTTTGCCAACGGTAAAGGTATAGCAAGAATCGGTGATCAATACAGTTCAGATAATATAATAACCAGCGGATCAAGTAATGTTTTCATTGGATAAGTAATGGGATCAAAACATACAATTTCACCTAGTATACCATTTCCAACCGGTATCACAGCAGATGATTTTGCAGGAGGAGATAATGAAATACCTTCAGCTATAACTGGAAAAAGTATAAATTTTGATATTACCTTTTCATATACAGACGATGCGGGGTCTCCCCTACCAATAGAGAAGCTTCAAGTAGGAAGTGGAGTTTCTGGAGTCAGTGTTTCTAAAAAAGGCACAGATACTGTTAATGTATCAGGCAAACCTGCATTATTCCAAGATGAAATTTGGCAATTTGTTTTTCCAAATGGGAGTGTTGTCGGATTAAAACCGAATAATACTCAAAAATATGACCATATAATAAGATGGGAAGCACCTGGTAGTAATAGATATTTACATACCTATAATTTTCAGTACACCGTAACCGATCCATTAGATTTAACTGAAACAAAGATCAAAGTAAATCTTACACAATATTTTTACTGGGAATATTTTGAAAGTCTATCTTTATTCGAAGATTTAGCTGAAAAAGGAAAAAATTACTAATTTTTATCAGAGAGTAGTAGTATAAGATTAAATACTATACTATGATAGAGGAAATTATGTACGATAAACCAGTTATTAGTTGTTCAGTTTATACCGGTGTTAAAGAATTATTAGAACTTAGACTACGTTATCTCCATGATAGATTTAATCAAATAATAATCGCAGAAGCGGATTATACCCTATCTGGAAACGATAAAGAATTTACTCTAGAGAATGATCTTAAAGAATTAGGATTATATTCTGATCTTATAAAAATTGTTCAGGTAAAACGAAAAAGTTTACCTGATAAGGGAAGAACCAGTGAGGAAAGACATGACTTCCTATTTGATTGTATGCGCCCTCACATACCTGAAAATTCCATAGTATTTGTAACATATGAAGATGAGATTCCACATTATCTTACTGTAGATTATTATAGAAGTATCAGTTATGCCAGTAACATCAATAATATTAGATTACCCTTATCGCATCTAAGTGGGCATAGTGCTTGGCAAATGCAGGCTGATAGTGGTCTGGTTGTTCAAAATAGACAAGGATATGTTTGCCGTAGCGAACATTTTGATGTATACAGTCTTAGTGATTTTAGAAGAGAAAAAACACGAGATGGCAAATGGACTTGGGTTGATTTTCCAGGAATATATCTCTATGATGGTGGTGTAGTCCAAGATGCGGGTTGGAAATTTCAAATGATGGGAGATCGTGAATTCAAGTGGAAAACTTATTCTGAAACAAATTTTTATAGTGAACATAGTCAATTGGGTAGAAAATTACGCTATGACTATATAAAAACTTTTGTGCCTACAAATGGAGGACAGGATGCTTGGGTGACTAGAGATCATCACCTTATGCCATATGACACAAGTAAATTGCCAGAAACTATAGGACAATATGCTCATTTATACAAGTTCTTTTTACCCGAATTAGAAGGAGAGTATCAGCCTCTAATTTGGAGTTATCCACAAATGAATGGCATAACTATGGAGACAAACAAAAAACCAAGAATGTGGATCATAGACGATTTTTATGATGATCCAGATAGTGTGCGTGAATTTGCCATGAACCAAAAGTTTTATGATGACCCTGGTTTTATTGGTAAACGTACCAGAGAACAATTCTTTTTCCCAGGAATGAAGGAAAAATTTGAACAGATCATGGGAAAGAAAATTACAGTATGGGAAGGTCATGGAATGAATGGCAGATTTCAACATAATGTAGGTGGAGAAGCTGTTACATGGCACACTGATTTTCAAAAATTTGCCGGATTAATTTACCTTACCCCAAATGCTCCTTACAGTGCTGGAACAAGAATGTGTGCCTATAAGAAAAACAGAATTAGGCATTGTAGTGATCCACGAATCATGGACTGTTTTAATCAAATTACTTTTTTAGATGGAACACTGTATGAAGATGTAGATGTAGTTGGCAATGTTTACAATAGATTAGTCATTTATGATGGTGGTCTAATACACGCAGCCAGCGAATATTTTGGTGATAGTTTGGATAACTGTAGACTTTGGCATATGTTCTTCTTTGATACTGAATAGTCATTTTTATTAACTAAACTATATTATAGTGCTAAATTAACAATAAGGAGATTTTAATGGACCAAAATAGATTTGATGATTTCAAAAAACTATTAGAAACTATGCAGGGCGATTTTGATAAGTTTTATATCAAAGGTAATGGTGCTGCAGGTACTAGAGTACGTAAGCATTTACAGGAATTGGCAAAATTATGTAAAGAAGTTAGAAATGAAGTTACCGCAATAAAAAATGCTAGAAAAGAGGCGGATAAGTCAACTAAATCCTAGGTAAATACGTTTATATACTTACAAGGAGTAAGTTATGAAAACATTAATAGCCGCAGTAACATTAGCATTTGGTTCAGTAGCACTAGCAGGTCCATATCATCATGGATATAGGTATCAT